ATCCGGAGTCGTAATCTATCCACCTAAGCCCGGAGTTCGTCATATCCTTGACTGTGCGACGTAAGGACTCGGTATAACTGAATGCACCCGTGGAGATATCACCGATTGCCTTATCGAGTGTTTTCTGATAGAACTGCGTAATGTCCAGCGCCTTGAGTTTTCCGTTTTCCTGCGTAACAAATCCGAGAGAATTACTGATGTTTAGGAATTCGTCTTTGGTCTGTTTCTTGACGGCTTCCATGAGTGACTGCAATTCGACATTGTCAGCAAAGGATACCAGGGTATTGCCCGTCTTCGTATACAGATCAGCGTTCCGGATATACTCGGTCTTGACTGCCTCTGCATAAATGTTATCAATCGCTTCATCCGATAAGCTCAACGCCGTCTGTATGGATTTCTTGATCTCTTGGCTCGACTGACCTAATTGCTTGAGCCTTGTTATCTGCCAGTCCGCAGAGCGGGTAACGGAGGCATTGATTTTAATTCGACGAACAATATTTTCCATAATTCTGGCTTGTAAATCACCAAACGCCTGCTCAACTCCCAGCGGAACGCTCTCAATGTCTGCCTGATTCATGTCTTACCCTCCAGATGGGCTTGTGAAATTGAAAAAGCACCTCGTTCGAAGTGCTTCCCTGAAATACTTAAGTATTTACTAATCTCTTTATCCTCTTCCTTTTTTCGCGCTCATACAAGGCACCGTAGGTTATGCCCTGTTCTCTCGCCGCCTCTGCCGTAGTCATTGGCTGTGCAGTGAAGCACATCAGGCGTACAATCTGCATTCTCGACTTCAAGTCTCTGATAAAACACAGGTTTCACATGATGAATTGTCTCTCCATTACAAAGATACGGGCACTTCATTATTCCCTCCGAACGGCATCGTCTGCTTTGCCCCGAACGTATCCGGCATAACATCCACACTCTGCGGCACGTTCGCCTTTGCGGTTGCTTCATCCTCGCCATACCATTTCATGCGGTATTCCCAAGGGTTCATCAGTCCGGCTGCTACGTCGGCTTTGTCACTTGCTTTGTCAGACTCATCATCCGTAAGAATTGAATCCTTGAAGTTGCACATATACTCGTAACCTGTAGCCGAAAGTTCGTTGTAGCAAGCGAGAGCATAGACCAGATCGGTCAGGCAATCCTTGAGATTGTCCTGAATCGCTATGACCCGGTTGTACTTCTTTTTTTTACTCGACTTTACTTCAGTCGCCGTTTTGTCGACGTCCTGAACATCGGACAGGTCGCCAAAAGCAAGCCCTACATTCGCTTCTACGAGCCGTTGGTAGGTGTTAAGCCCGCTTATATATCCGTCAGCACGCAGATCCGGAGAGAAAGCGTGATACTTATCTCCGACTCCTCCCGCGTCTGTAAGGTCAAGTACCCTTACTAGTCTCTCCTTTGGCGCCTGGTAGCCGTCTACTCCAACAGCAGGAATTGCATCGACATCAGCAATGATAGCCCGTTCTGCGGATTCGTACTCCCAGTCAAGCCGGCCGAACTGCTGATCCGCCTTTTTGATCAGCTCTACAGCTGATTCGAATATCGAAACGCCATTAAACGATCGATCGATCGTGTTCTTGCAAGGGTTGCGGTAATATCCGAAATCCGGGTTGAGCATCTTCGGGTAAATCGTCTCTGGCTTAAGTTTCGCCCAGTCCTCGAATGTATCGAGCGGTACTTGCCTGCCAATATCGGAATCACTCATGCCTTTATAGGCCTGCTGCGTGATCACAAGCCCAGCGTCGGTTACTTTGTGACGCTCAAATCTGCGATAGAATTCTGTGTCTCCCATGCGGCGGAGCTCCACGAATAGAACATCCATAAGACGGCCCGTAGAGTCGTATTTAATCGGGTAGAAATCTCCCTGCATGATGTACTCGACTTGCCCGGCAATACCCAGGGGCTTAATGCAGAAAGCACCCAGGGCAAGACCCTCCTGCAGATTCTCATTCAGATCCCGGATAGCCATTTTGTAAATCTTATCGAGCTTTGTATTTGAAACGGATGATTCCATTTCATTAAGGCTTACATCTGTGAACTCTCTGCAGATATCCTGTTCAAGGCGCAAGGATCCTCCGCAATCCGGTACCCAATAAGCGCGGCCGTTATACATCGCGTTCCACAGATCAATTCTGGACGATAGTTCGGTCGTCAGAGAGATTTCCTCACCGACTGCCTTTTTGACCTGGTCTTGAGTAAACATTCCACGCACCCCCCGTATAAATGATTTAATCTGGCTCAATATCGACATCGCTTTTTTCCACCCCCGCCGGCAAGAACCGCCTTATTTGTTTCCAGAATCCCATAATCAGATAGCGCAAGCAGTCTAAGCAATGATCGTTCAGTTTGAGCGGCACTTCTTGGCCTCGCTCAATGGACTTCTTTTCGAAGCTGTAAAGTCCGAACTCTTTACGTAAATTCTCCTGTTCCTGGCTTATTGACAAAACGCCATAGTCCAGGCATATCTTTACTCGGTCTATGCCCAGCTGCACAGCGTTCTGCGCGTTCTTGATCCGGATGCCAGGCATTATCTTCTTGATCTCCTCGGCCAGTCCCTGCGCGGATGGATCGATAAACACATAAAGAACCTTGCTCCCTGTTTTCTGCTCGATCTCAAGTACAAAGGATATGAAATCAGCAGCATAGTCAGACGGACTCTTTTGTTTGCCGGTCTCTCTACCGCTGTGATAGTATTCCCCGACGCCCTCGACGCACCGCCTTACGGTGCTTAGCCCGAAGCCTTGATAGGTTGTGGCGTTTTGCTGTCCGTAGTCGATAGCAATGCCGAGATAATCGTAGTATCCTCCCGGTTGCTTAACGTGCTTATCCCGGTCGAACATGTAATAAATCAGCTCGTCTATGCCGGTACAGATCCCGAGCCAGATCCAATTGAACAGCTTCTCGTCTGATTCCTTGAGCTGCATGGCCGACTCGAGCAGCTTCTTTCCAAGCCATTTAATAGGCACGTCTCGATAATCCGTGTGTGTATGAGAAACATCGGGCCTGAGGATCATCTTGGCAAGCCATGCCATGATCGGAGCGTTCGGATTCTTCGGAGGATTGAACAAATACAGAATTTGAAAAACATCGTCATTCCCTCTGCTGAAGGTTGCTTCGATGTTTAGCAGTTCATCCTCGCCGTCGCCCTTGTCAAAGAACTCGGTGAGCTCGTCAATGACTACATACTTAATTGGCCGGGACTCGTCAATCATGCCCTTGGTGTCGTCTATGCTGTCGTTACCTGTGAAGTAAATCGTGTTCCCGTTCGGCTTGTACTTTATTTCCATAGGCGAGACAGTGATCTTAAAGTCGTCTTTCGGCAGCTTTAGTCTCGTGATCGCCCGGAGGATCTCTTTATAGACCGTCTTTTTCAGCTTGTTGTGGAACTTGCGAACCACAACAATAGAGCAGTTATCATCAGCAATGATGTCCAAGATAATTCGAATAGCCGCAAATGATGACTTCGTTCCTGCCCTGCCTGATGTAAGAATTAAGTGTGTATGTTCCTTATCTTTGAATACCGGTCTCAGCTTTGGAATGATGTTATCAGCAAGACTTACATGTACTTCAGATGTCATAGTGAATCACAACCCTGCTTGCTTGATCAGAAGAATCCTGTGCTTCCTGCAGCTTCTTTGTAGTAGCCTTAATCTGCTCAATCTTAGCCCTCTGCTCTTCCGCTACAAGCTCGTAGTGGCTCATCTCCTCATACTGCTTAATCATGTTTGTTAAAGATGCCTGAGCCTTAGCCTGGGCAGTAAGGAATGAACCATGCTTATCCCATGGCTGCTGTACTTCCCATTTCTCAGAGGAGGTCATGCCGTAGCTTTCTCCGACCTTGGTCGTTGTAACGTCCTGCTGATCCCTGACATACATAAGCTGCTGTGCTCGTAAGATAGCCGCATATGCAAGCTGAATCTGATCGTAAAGAATATCAATTGGCTTGCGGTCTTTCATCTGCTCGACAATGTCCCGGGTCTCTTCAGGAAGATATCGGGCAAAGAGGCCGTGAATGACAGCATCCTGATTCCTTAGTTGAAACGGAGGACGGCAGCCGGGTTTCACGCGCGCGGGGTTTTGCGTTGAATCTGAATCCGGATTCACTTTTGAATCTGAATCCCATTGTTCGCGACGTTTCCATGTCTTTACTGTTGAATGTGGGGTATCTAGCTGTTTTGCGATATCGGCAAGCGACATGCCCGAATCATATAGCGCCTTAGCTTCTTCGTGCATATCACCACCTCTCTCTGCTTTATAAAATTGCCGGTATTGTGCAGCGCCGGCTCGCACGGTGTTTTTACAGAGGTTCCGGATCCTCGTTGTGGCCGTCTGGTGGAGGGAACCATTTGACGACATAGAAAAAGCCGGGCGTTATCATGCGCTCGGCTTTTGGGATTTATATATCTTGGATTTTACTACTCATTGGGTGAACACGACTGAACATAATTTTGCGCTATGATTGCTATCCCGTTTTTTACGTGCCGGTGTGCGCTGTTTGCTGACATGTACATCTTCCTTTCCGTCTCCGCATTTGTCAGACCGTCATAGAATCGTGCAACGATCGTTTTCTGCAGCATAGCCGGTAAAGAAAATACTTGAGAGTCAAGCCACTCGATCTCAGATTCCTTAGCGTCTAGTATAGCGTTAAGCTTTGTCATATCATATCTTTGCTTTGATCGCTCAATATGCAGCCTGTCCAGAATGTTGATTGCCGTGTCTGTCGCTCTGTCCGTCTGTACGCTGTCCTTGTCGTATGCGACCGCTGGTAAGCAAATTGCTTCAATCATCTCTTTGTCGGTCTCTATGACGATTCTGCGGGCCTTCTGGATGTTCGTGATCGTGAGCCTGCGTTCTTCCAGTAGGTTTCGAATGTACAGGGTGTTAAATAGGGTTTCTGCTTCTCCGTTACAAAACGGGCAATTCTTCAATTCTCCCATACCCCGACCTCCTGCAGCTTATACCGTTTGATATTAAGCAACGTAAAGACAACGTAATTTTTTTTCAAAAACGGATACTTTAACCCGGACAAGAGGAAACCGATGTCTGCTCTTATTTGTCTGTCACCGTAGGTGTCGTCGCTTGCGTTGTAATCCTTTAAAATCACGCTATCCCCTGATTTATAGTCACGGTCATTGATTCGCACTTCAAACGGTTTGTGACCATCCCAGACAGCGTTAAAGTACGGCTGCTGACACTTGAGTATGTGGGTTAATGGTTTAGACTGCGCTTCGATTTCTTCAATTGGAATCATGATTTTCATATCATTTTCTCCTTTGCTTCTTCATTTAATTTCCTCCAGTTTTTCAATCCTCACGTAGATTCCCGGGATCTCCGCCCAAAACTTCTCAATGATCTCGCTGGCCACAATCGCATCATCTGTCCAGTACCCACAATCCGTCATGCAATCTTTCAGCAGCTTGACCAGGTTGTCCGTGTCCGGTTTTGTGATCTTGTACTCACCGTTACAATGCTTACCCGTTATCCCAAAGCACCATTTCGTTACAAGCCTCAGTGCCCCTGTGTACTTTTGCTTTGGTGTGTTCTGCCCTAGATGTGCCATCAGCTTCGCTCTCACGGCCTTGAGCTCGGCATCCTCATAAACAACAGGCTTACCGTTTCTAACAGTGATTGACTTCTCCTGGTGAGTTTTGGTGGGCACCTGCATTGCCATGAAGAATTCACAAACTGCTTTTGGATCAATGTATTCAAATTCGATTCCCTGCTTTTCAAGGTCTCCAAAAGTAAATTGGTAATCGGCAGGGTCACTCGAATACTCATCAGAAAGGTCAACGCCCTGCTCGGCAGCAATAAGTTCTCTGTATTCGTTTCCCATGTTAATACCTCACATTCTATAGCTTTCGCGGTTTGAGAGAAAAAACTCTTAGTCACGGATAGGGGAAGGAGGCGTCGTGCGGAAGCTAAGCACGACTACTTTCCCCCATGACCGTCAGGGAAAATGTGATATATACCCCCTTTAGGGGGTAGTGTTTCCTTACACTGGCCTAAACATATTTCGCATTGTTTAAAATTAATGGAAAAACAAACAATGACTATCATTTTAAACACGGTGTAATGTAATGAAATTATCGGATAATTTTCACTGTGTTTCCGTGAGGGAAAAAGTAATTATCGAGGATTTTCCACTATTTCCCTGACTTCGTTGTTAACGATTTCATACTTCGGGTGCTCTTTTATTCTATTTCTGATTGTTTTTTCTGTGGCTCCCATGAATTCAGCAAGATCAAGAACAGTTACTTGCTCTCCGAAATTCGCGCTTTTTACTGCTGTCTCAAGAGCTGCGAGTCTCTCTTTTTGCTTGTCGACAGGGTCTTTCTTTGGAAAGTTCTTCTTCCAAGGCGGTGCTTCTCCATCTGGTTCAACATCCTTAAGTGATCCGGAATCATCGACGCGATGTGTCGGATAATCGAACCAGAGATTCAGCGGCGGGAACGTCGGGAACTCTCGGAGAGCACCTTCTACACGCCAGGCTGATCGACTTGATACATTTGACATTGACTCTGAAACAGCTGACTTGAGCTTCTCCTGTTGCGCTGTATCGAGGACCTTCTGGCAGTAATCAAGCATTGTTTTGCTACTGAGTACATCGTCCTGAGACACTTCTGAGTCCCAGTCCCACACATACGTTTTACAGAAATCAACACATACCTTGCAGATGGCTTTGTTCGTTTCTTGCTTGATGATCGCTTCGGTTAACTCAAGCTCTATCAGGTCGAGAAGCACATCCGGATCCCGGGCAAATACTCCGGATCCTGAGGATCTGTCCATGCTCTTCTTACCGCCCTGGGCACCCTTGCTGTGATGATGACAATAGATAACTGCAGTGCCTAAGTCAGTACATATCCGGTCAAACTGATTGCAGAAGTGAGCCATCTGGTCCGCGCTGTTCTCGTCACCGGTAATGACCTTATATATAGGATCTATAACGACAGCGATGTAGTTTTTCTTCTGTGCCCGTCTGATCAGTTTTGGTGCAAGCTTGTCCATGGGTACCGACTTGCCACGCAAATTCCAGATATCGATGTTCGAGACGTTCTTGGGTGCCCATCCGAGCGCTGTGTAAACATCCTTGAAACGGTGCAGGCAGCTTGCCCGATCGAGCTCGAGATTCACATACATGATCTTTCCCTGGGCACAGTCCCAATTGAGCCAGCGCTTACCTTCCGCAACCGCGCAGCATAGTTCGATCAATGCAAACGACTTACCGGCTTTGGAAGGGCCTGCAATCATCATCTTGTGACCTTGTCGGAGCACGTTATTAATGAGCGGAGGGGATAGCTCCGGAAGATTATCCCAGATCCCGTCAAGGCTCTCAGGCTCCGGAAGATCATCGTTAATTCCTTCAATCCATTCATGCCATTCATCCCATGACTCTTTTCCGATATTGGTATCAACGAGGAATTGTTTCTGACCGTTACGCATTACCCCGGGCATCCGGGAAAGTCGGGACGGATTGCGGTTCTGGCTGTCGATCTTGAGACCATTCTTCTGGCAGACGTTGTAAAGATAATCAACGCGCTTGCGGTACTCTTCATAATTGGCTGCATCGACCCTGACTATCGCGTGAAGGCTCTTCTTTCCGCTATGGACTAAGCAAGCCACTGGTAATTCAAGCTCGCGAATGATGGCATTCTGCTTGTCGATTTCCATGGTATCTGATTCGACCAGAGCGTACCGGAACTCAGTCACGTTTTCGTTTTTGGCACCTTTGCCATCAAGCGGATTGAACCGGATCCACGCCCCTACTTCTGGTTTGTAATCGCCAATGACTTTTCCGATATCACCTTTGCACTTGCCGAGCTGTTGTATTAGTTCGCCGGCCGTTCTGTCCCAGTTTCCTTTTGTCGGGAAGTGTTTTGCTTTTTCTGCATCAAACCAACTATCAGTAACATAGCCAACATTCTCGGTGCTTTGGAAAAGTACCGTAAGATACTTTGACAGTTGCTGTGCCGGATCCCATGCGTCCGGAGAGGAGACTTCCTTGCCTTCGATCCAATTCTTATTGATGATAACAAGATCGTCTTTACCTCCCCCGATCACATCGTTCCAGTCGAGTTCGTGACCTGCTTCCCGTTGCTCTGGCTCCCAACCATGGTCTTTAGCCATCTGAACGATGGTGCCGGCCGTAACGGGTGTACCGGTGCCGTTGAAGGTGTCCCATTTTTTAAAACACTCGGCTGCGTGATATCGCTTAGTATCTCGCCTGCTCCATTCATCCCAATCAGAGGCCGTATATCCTTCATGCTTCAATGCCATCCCTACTGAGGTCCACTCACCGTATGACAGAAAGGCCGGATCAACATAATTCAGTATTTCGATTAAATTCAAATTCGGCACCTTCTTATCCCCCATTCGCTTGTAAAACTATTTTTTCAATGCCCCAACCTAATTTCATTTGATTTCTTACGGTGTGATAAGGGACGTGTAATTTTTCGGCAAATTGAGAGACCGTGTAGTTTTCGTTTAACCAAGTTACGATCCTATTGTTGGTTTTATTATTGGCTTGAAATTTCATGTCTACCCAGCGACAGTTTTCCGGGCAATAATTTCCATCAGGATTAGTTCGGTCAATCGTCAAATTGTCCGTATATCCGCTTCCCAATGCCCATTCTCTGAAGGCCATAAAATCATGCCATTCAGAGCAAATTACTATACCCTTTTCTCCGTACCACTTATATTTATCATGTGTTTTGTTGTAGCACCTTTGATGCATTCCTCTCCATGTCCGATAGATCCTCTCTCTTGAATGTCCTTGTAATGCATCACACATTTTCAAACAACCGCAACTTGATGTGTGTCGATCCCGAAGATGACTGCCAATAACGGTGACTATACCCCCACAATCACAACGGCAAGTCCACCTAGCGTTACCGCTCTTTGAATTGGAGGTAGCTCTCTCTAAAACAATCAACTTGCCAAAACGTTGACCAGTAAGATCTTTCATTTTGCTTATTCTCCTTTATACGATTGAGGATTAATGTCCTTTGGGACTCCCCAACCATTTGCGGCTATGCGATCAATAAGTTTTCGAGCTCTTTCGAACTGCCATGTACCCACGTGCAGAAATCCTCTGCCTTCGAGGAATCGGATCTGCTTTGGAGTGGTAAGCCCTTCCTCACGCCTCTTATCAAGACGATCAAGAATCTTAGCAGCCTTTCCGGCATTGTCGATCTGATCAGGAAGGATCCCGAGTTTCTCAAGAGTTTCCACTTGTGTTTTAGATGGCGGAGACATTTCCCATCCGAACGCTGGAACATAGCTTGATAGGTCTTCTGCCTGGATACTCATTTCGAACTGCAGAGGATCCACGAGCTTCTTCTTCCGGTGCTTCATTTCCTGCAGGAGTTTGGCCAAAGCCTCTTCACGCTGGGAAACGACGTCTTCGGTCGCTTTTTCTTCGGCAGCTTCGATGTCAACAGGACAACCGGCTTGCTCGATGATTTCAGTCATTTTCTGGGCAACCTCTTCGTTTTCGCAAATCAGGTGCGCCGGGTGACAGAGCTCGTGCCTTTCGGTATGCCAAAGAAAATCAAGCAGAAGAAGATCATCTTTCCCTGGATATAATCGGGTACCGCGCCCAACCATCTGGCTGTATAGGCTGCGGATCTTGGTAGGACGAAGGACCACGATACAATCCACAGATGGACAGTCCCAGCCTTCTGTCAGGAGCATGGAGTTGCAGAGCACGTTGTACTTTCCTGCATCAAAGTCAGCAAGAATCTCAGCACGATCAGTGCTCTCTCCGTTGACTTCGGCAGCCTGAAAACCTTTTTCCTGTAGAATGTCTCTGAATTTCTGGGATGTCTTGATGAGGGGAAGAAATACAACAGACTTCCGGTCCATGCAGTAATTAACCATTTCATCAGCAATCTGATGAAGATATGGATCAAGCGCGGTACCGAGATCTGCGGCCTTGAAGTCTCCTGCCTGTTGTCCTACTCCAGTAAGGTCAAGTGTGAGCGGGAGTGTAAGGGCTTTAATTGGGCTCAGATAACCTTCCTTGATAGCCTTGGGGAGAGTGTACTCATAAGCGAGTGATTCAAAATACACGCCTAGGTTTTTCATATCTCCCCTGTCCGGGGTAGCTGTTACGCCCAATACGTTTGCTTCATTGAAGTGTTGTAGTACTCTCTGGTAGCTATCCGAGATACAGTGATGCGCTTCATCGACAATGATCGTATCGAAAAAATCAGCTTCGAATTGAGCCAATCGTTTTTCACGCATGAGTGTCTGGACGGATCCAACGACTACTCGAAACCAACTCTCCAGACAAGACTCTTCCGCTTTTTCCGTAGCACACATGAGGCCAGTAGACTGCTGCAGCTTATCTGCTGCCTGATCCAGTAGTTCGGCCCGATGTGCCAGGACGAGGACTCTCTCCCCGTCCCGGACACAATCTTCAATAACCTTTGAAAAAACAATTGTCTTGCCTGTACCGGTTGGAAGTACCAATAGCGTTTTCTTGATCCCCTTATCCCACTCGGAAAAAATAGCTTCCTTCGAGGCGAGTTGGTAAGGCCTGAGTTCCATAATTTTAGAAGCTCCCCGCCACAAAGGCCTGTTCTTCTTTCGGATAGAACTTCTTAATATCATTTGACTGGCGGTCTTCACCATCGTCATTCTTCCAGTCCCGTACTACAATTTTGCAGCGACCAGTAGAGCCAGGTACAGCAGACCAGTTCATGGATAAAGCTTCCCCATGTTTCTTCTGGCCAATAGACCCAAAGAACGCAGACAACATACCTTCTGTGATAGTGTGCAGGAATAAGTTATGCGTAAGGGTAACTCTTCCACCCTCGGCATCAGTAATCTCGAGTGTGATAACCGCTTTGTTGCAGGGTGGAAGCTTTGCGGATCCTCCGTGTCTTCCGCGCTCAAATCCTGTCACAGTGAAGTCATAGTCCCCTGCAGGTAGCAGGATAAAGTCGCTTTCTTTCTCGATCGAATCGTCCCAATCCAGTTCTCTTCCAGTAATGTCAGCCATTATAAAAATCCTCCTATAATTTATTTAGTTGCGATTTGCTTGTACGAATGAATAGACTTGCGGCCAGGCTCCCACGAGTACGCCGGCAATGAACTTGGGATCATACTTCGAGATAGGTGTATTGACGGGGTAGTAGCCCTTTTTCCCGACAACTGCCTGTATCTCGCTAACCGTGACTTTATGGGTCGCCATAAGGTCTTTCAAAGAAGTAGGGACGCCGCTTAATTCGTCCTGCTTATCAAGATCGGATACAAGATCAAGGACTGTTCTTTCAGGAATGGCCGGATCATCAAAAGGAATTTCCTGCATTGATGAAACAGGCGGCTGAGCAGGGGCAGTAGAAGGCGCTGGCGGTTGAGGTTGCGGTACTGCGGGCGGTACTACTGCAGCAGGTTTGATCTCAGTAAGGACAGAAGCAATAGATGCATATTCAAATGGAAGTTTTTCTTTCAAGTCCTGTCTGTTCTTTGCATCCCAGCAAGGGTGATGGGTGGTATACATAACACGTTTTCCGCCCTGCACCTTATTCTTGCCTTTGATTGCGCCCTGATCGTCTACATTAACCACAAGGGTCTCATAGTTGGCAAAAAGAACCATGTCGGCCCATTCCTTGAGTAAAGGTCCGGTCTGCTTTTCGAGTTTCATTTCCCAGCGATCATACGCGCCCATTTCATCAGGCTGTTCGAACTTGCGCATCTTGGCATGAGCGGTAAAGACAACATTGATTCCAAGCCCTATGACATCTT